TTGCATAAAACCCTTTACCTCCGTCAGATTTAATGTTGGTTGATCTACCAAAACTCTTACTTCCATCAGACATTGGTGCAATATTCAAGTTCCAAGTGTTATCTAAAACACTTGAATCAAATTTTCTAATATTAGTCCTTCTATAAGGAGTTGTTGTTCCACTATAGAATGGTCTATCTTCTGTTTCTTTGTATAAGGGTGCGGTATCACCATATGTTAGAAAAGGTCTATCTTTTGTCCAAACTCTAGCATACTCAACACCAATATCTCTACCTGAATTATCAATATAACGAACCGCCGAACCTCTTGAAATCAATGTGTCACCTTCTTTAAAGTACTTACTTGTTTGGTCCAATACTCGACCAATATGTGTTAAAGAATCTCCACCGTTCTGTGGTTTAGAATCTAAAATTTGCTGTGTGGTTTCAAGTATTGAGTCTCTTCTAAATTTATATTTTGTTGATAAACTATCATTAATTTTAGTAATGTTATTTACCTCACCCCTATTTTTACTAATCCAAGTTAATTGTCCACCAATTGGTCCTCTTTCATTTAAACCCCTATTAGTGTGGAATAACTCCGCAGAAATCGGGTCAAACATTAAAGTTAAGTAGTAACTACTCTTAACCTTACGACCACTAAAAAGGTCGGTTGTTGCTTGTTTAACGTCATTTGCTCTATCGTCACCAATATAGGCGGTTCCAGTTGTTTCAGTACCCAATAATGTTTTTACACCTTGACCGATTAAACTTGGTATTTGGAATAGTTTTGTTGATTGTTGTGACCTTGCTGTTGTTGAGTAGTTCGGTGCGTATTTTGAATAGGATAAAAGGTCAAAAAGTCTATTTTTTGACGATGAACCCATATGTTCAATTAACAAATCAGAAGGTTTTTGTGAAGGTAACCTTCTTCTGTCAATACCCACCAGTGACCCTAAAACACCCGTTAAATCTTGCCACGCCTTAGTTGCTGATGATACATCAGTTGGTCTTAAATTAATAGGATTACGAGGGTTTGATAGGTAATCACCGGGTATAATACTAAAAGGTAATTGAGTACCTGCAACGGTTCCTAAAAAATCAATTCCCTTACCTAAAATAGTACTTGAAACGGTAATCTTATTGTTACCTTCAATTAAAGGTTCTTTACCTCTTAATATGTTTACTATTGTTGTGGTATTACCACCTAACGCCTCCCCTAATCTATTTTTAGCGATGGTTGCATTATATAAATTTTGTTGTATTCTTGCTAAAACAGGTCCTTGAGTATTTGTTTTAATGTTTTTTGCGGCAAATTTAAAAAGTTCAGACTCGGTATTATAATTATCCGTGGTCATAATACCAATTAATCCATCATTTGTTTTTGTAAAATATGGGTATAATGAAAGATTTGCTCTTCTAGGAAGATCAACCAACATATCCTTAATCATATATTCATTTGGTTTGAATATATTTGATTTTTTTATGTTAACTAAATCTTCTTTTCTATTTGCATCGACATCAGGTAAATTTAGATTTTGACTATCTCCTAATTGTTGTACCGAATACGTACTACTTGTAAAGGTTTTTGGTGAAGGACTTTTTTTATAAATAGGGTCTAATGTCCTAGATAACATTTTATCCCTGAATTCCTTCGTAGTATCAAAATCTAAGTATTTCGGCATTATATTCTTTTATCTATAAATAGGTATTATTAAAAAAACTATTGTTAAACTGTTACTAAGTAAGAACCTTGTTGTTCAGCTGAAGGTTGTCCACCATAACCAAATGGGAATGTAACATCAATCTTTGTTTTAAGTATCGTATTTGGATTATATGATGTTCGTTCATCAGGTCTTGTTTTTAACTCTTGTTCTTTTCTTTTTTCTTCGTATTTTTTAACCCTATTATCGTCTATTTCTTTATCAAATTTCTTTTTAATTGTATCCATCATTTCAGTTGTAACCGTACCAATACCAACTAAATCGGCAAAATTTCTAACGTCTTTTTGTAAATCTTTAAAATAATTTGCAATGTCAGATTCATTAGACGAATTTAATGTTGCATCCTTGGCCGCCTTTGTTGCCAACCCCATTAATTCACTCATTTGAGTTCCACTAACTTTATTTACATATTCTCTAGTCTGTGTACCCATAGACCTAAATTCTCGATTAGCTAATGATTGTACATTATTATCTAAATTCTTTACGGCACTAAATTGATCTCTTGCAATTTGTTCGGAATCCAATTTTTCTAACTTATCACGATTTTCTTTTAAAGCGGTAATTTGATTTTGTGTTAAATCGGTAATGGCAGTTTCAATTGGTACACCGATTTTATCCGCAACATCTTTTGGTATTGATAATGACATTTTACCATCTTTCATCTGTGATAAGTTTGCAATAAATTCTTGATCTTTTTCACTTAAGTCAAATCCTTTACCCGCCAAATCTTGCACCACTGAAAGTCTTTCCTGTGCTGCAATTGCACCCTTTGCAAATTCTTTATATTCAATACCTAATTGAGAAGCCATTTCTTTAGCTCTTCTTAAATTAACACCCGTAATTTCAAATCTACCTTGTTCTTTGTTATATGTAGCTAAATTACTCGCCGCACCAATTAATGCATCTTGTAAACCCTCGACATTGTTAGTTGCCATATACATCAATTTCAATGGGTCGTTGAAATCACCAATGGCACCTCCTAAAACTTGTAAGTTTGCGGATAACTCAATTGCACCATCTGGATTCATTACTTTATCGGCAATCTTAAATACCTCATTCAAACTCATTCTGAATTCAAGGGATTTCTGAACCATTTTATTTAATCCCTCAATACCGTTTTTAAATCCATATTCATTTAATCTACTAATATTTTCTCTTAAATCTTGTGTTGTTTTTTTACTATTTAAACCTAAACTTAATGAAGATCTTCCTGCTTTTTCAACGGCACCAATTGAATCGGACGCCCCAAGACCAATTTTCTCCATTTCACCAATTAGTTTACCAACATCTGTTAAACTACCCACAAACGCCCTTGCAACACTGTACGTTTTTTCGGCGGTATCAACCGACATAAAATTAGCACGACCAGATGTTTCCGCAATCGCAGTGAACATATCTGATACGTTCTTCATACCAAAACCAAATTTTAATGCTCCGGTCGTTGTCTCGGTAATCGTATTTCTAACTTGTTCAGATAATTGACCTGTAATACCAATTGTTTCATTGATATCAGTTCTTAATTGTTCTTCGTTTTTTATTTGTTGTAAAATATCACCACCAAACGCCTTAATTAAATCCGTAGTTTTCGCCCCACCTTTTAAAAATTCTAAATATGAATTATAGTCAACTTTATCTTGTTGACCTAATTCACTAATTTTAGATTCAGAAATTTGTGCTTTAAATGTTGATTTTATTGACTCAACAAAATTATTTTTAAAATCTAAACTTTCTTTTTGTGAACCATTATTCCTCATTGATACTGCGGCGTTATATGCGAGACCCGCATCCGAAGCTTGTTGTACGGTTGCACCATTTGTTGCTAAATAATTTTGTAGACCTGACCAATCTTTAGAAGATGAGTATCTATTAACTGCGGTTGTTATTTGTTGAGATGTTAATGCCATACATATAAATAGACCTATTCACCATTTTCTAATTCAATTATATAGTTAATATAATATCTTCTTACATAAACTGGCATTGAAAGGATTTCAGAATAATTAAATCCTTTTTTAACTAAGAAATAAATCTCATTTAAAAGATTTTTACTATAATCCGTAGAAAGGGCGAAAAAACTCCACCCCGAATCCGATTTGAATTTGGATTGTGTCTCCTGACGGGGTTGTTACGTTTTGGGTTAAGTCCAACCCTGGCTTATTTTCATTAACAAATTTTCTAAAATCTTGAGAGTCCTTAATTGGCATTTTCTCAATAAAATTTCTAATCTGCATTGGGTCTTTAACACCACCAACAGACCTAATCATAAATTCAAGTTGTTTTGTTACAATTGGTGCGACACCGTTACCATTCCAATTATCTCTGATTTTAGTTATTTCTTCTTCTTGTTTTTGTGTTAAAAATTTGAATGTGACTTCGGTACCACTTTTTTCTAAAAAATATTTATACTCACCATTAGAATCTTCTTCTAATGTAAAATCTTTCATTTTTATTGTACTTAAATCTATTTTAAATGTAAAAGGTTCATCAGTTTTTGGGTCTGTAGATTTAAACTCATATTCAGTACCAAATGCGGTATTTCTAAGAAATATTAAAATAGCCTCTTTATCTTCTTGTACAATTTCATCAACATTTAAATCTTTATCAATTACTTTTCGTTTAAGTAATTCGGTAATAACACCATTTGTTGATACTAAACTTGGTGATGATAATATATTTTCGTCAGATGCCGTTAAGTACGAAACCTTAACTGATTTTTTCTTGTTTGCGTAATGAATACCTCTACTTGGTAATTCAATAACATCATATGCAATTGTTGGGTCTAATCTAAAATCTTCCATAAGTATAATTTATACTATAACTACCTCAAAGTAAAGTTTTTAAAATAAAAAAACCGATAATCTTTTGAACTATCGGTTTTATATGAAAAAAATTTAATATTAGTAAATCAATACACATCTATCCATTCTTAATGAACAGTCGATGTTAGCCAAATCGTCTCTTGAGTAATCAAGTTCACCAAAGTTTAAATCGGTGATGAAACATCCTTCTAATAACCATTTTTCAACTACAACACCTGTTGGGTCTAATAGTTCTAAATCGATATCTTTTTTATAACCAGCAGCATATCCCATACGACCTGTAACTGATTCTGCGTGTAAACGGAACCATTCCATTAACGCTTGAGCCGCAGATGGTCCGATTGGGTCTCTGAACTTTACTTTCATTTCATTCCATTCAAATCTACCAGCAACATAAGTTGAGGTATTCAAAAAAGGAATTGATACTGAATTTATCTTTGCACTTGGTCTAGAAGCTGAGGATACATACCATTCGTTGATACCTAAAGAAGAGTGGAATCTAACGATGAATCGGTTGACTCTTTTTGGTTCGTACGGAGTCGGCATTTTCATTAATAAATCGGCCATATTGTGTTTGTTAAAATTTTTAAGTTATTTTTACTTTCTTATAAATATA